AACATTGACATCAAGTTCGATGGAAGAACAGTTGGTGTGGTGAAAAGATATTGGCATCCACAGTTCACTTGTTATGTGTGGGAAGCAGTATTGACCCATGATGGCCAAACATACAGCCATCTTGATTTTCATTCCAGTCAAGTGTGTGTTGATTGGGCAGAACAAAAGATTCTTGCACTGCAGAAACCACAGTTCAAGTACATGTTGAAGATGGCCATCCAATCTAGCTGCACCAACATCCAATCACTTGCACACACCATTGGATGTTCCAGATTCACTGTTCACAAGTGGATACGTGGTGAATCATATCCAGAGGTTCATCTATTAAAGAGAATATGCACCACATTGGACCCAGTCAATGGTGAAACATTGTATCAACAATGGTCTGACCAGATTGAGATGGAAAGATGATGTGGGTTCTTCACAGCCAAGGAACATTCCATTCTGACCCAGTTGCATTGGGTCGACCAAGAATGTCCAGATTCGGTGCATACACACCCAAGAAATCCAGAGAATATCAGCAGTCAATGTTGGATGCCTTGGGTCCTGTGGATGCACCATTGGATGGACCAGTCAAGTTGTCAATCACATTCTGTCACAAGAGACCACAGAGATTGAACCGCAAGTCTGACACAGTGGCCAGAATTCCAAAGACCACCAAACCAGACATCGACAATCTGGTCAAAATGGTGATGGATGTGTTGACCAAAGGTTCAGTATGGTTGGATGACAATCAAGTGGTGTCCATCACAGCTGAAGACTGGTATTGTTCCCAAGAAGAAGAACCACACACCCAATGGAGAATCTACACAATGACAACACAACAATCAAACTGAGATATCAACATGACAAGAACAACATTCAAACTAACAACATTTAACCATGTCAAAGCCAACCGGGGCAGAACAATCACAGTGGACATTGATGGACTGAGAAGGGGCCTATTGGGTTCCATGGGTACACTGGATGACAAGAATCAACTGCCATTGTGGTCACCATCGACATTCACACATGACCATCGAAACAAGATGAACACCATTGCAGTTCATCACTTGGTGTTTGACATGGATGATGGGATTGCACCACTTGATTCATGGAGATTGTTCACAGACTGGACAGTCTTGGTTCACACATCATTCAGCCACAAAGCACATCATCACAAGTACAGAATCATATTGCCATTGGCAGAACCCATTCCCGGTGCAGATTGGGATAGGGCAGCTGTAGCAGCATCCAACTTGTGGACACATGTGATTGGTCGTGGAGAACCAGACCCAAAAGCACTGAAAGACCGTGCCAGAGTATATTTCAGATATGGGATTCCATCCAGTGAACATCCAGAAGACCATCCACAGCATCCAAAGCACATCCACCAGACACACATCCACATTGGTGACTTGTTGAAACTGGAGTATGAAGATATAATCATTGAACCACCAAGACCAAAGACCACCACCAAAGTCTATATGAATGGCAAGGCATCGATGGATGATGTGTTCATGGATTCCAGATTCAGACAACGTGTGGCCAATGAACTGGGTGCAACTATCCAAGGCAATGAAGCAAGATACATCACTTGTCCGGGATGTTCCAGACAGAGTGTTCATTTCAGTTTGGAGCCATCAATCCCAAACAGTTACAAGTGGCCAACATGCAACCACCAGAACAGTTGTGGATGGTGGGGCAGCTTCATCGACATGGACATCAACATCACACAATGACAACAACACAACAACAATCAAAAATAGGTATGAAAATGACACGACAAGAAATGGACAGATTCAAGGCACTGATGGCATTGGCCAAAGATGAACTTGGTGTGGTGGTAGAAGATAAAGGGAATCCACCAGATGCAGACATTGACACTTGGGATATGTTGCGGAAGGTGACCAAGAAAGGAACTGGAATGCTGACACCATTGAACTGCAGATACAACACAGCCACCATATTGAGACAAGACCCAAGATATTCAAGTCTCTGTTACAATGAACACAGTGACAAGATTCTATTGGATGACACAATGGTTGATGATGCCATGATGGAACGGATTGCACTGGAATTTGAAGAGAACTACCGATACAAGGTGACAGACAAAGCACTTCGGGCCAGTGTTATCATGGTAGCCCAAGAACGGACCATTGAACCCATCAAGGAATGGTTGACCAGTATTCCAGAATGGGATGGAGAAGACAGAATCCAATGGTTTTTCCACAACATCTTGAATGCCAAGATTCCAGATGGTGCATCACAGTTGGTGACAGAAATGTCTTGCAAGTGGTTTATCAGTTGTGTGGCCAGAGTCATGGAACCCGGTTGCAAGATGGACACATGTTTGGTGTTGGTTGGTGCCAAGGGAATGAGAAAGTCCACAGCACTGAAGGAACTGGCAAGTGAAGAATACTTTTCAGATTCCAACATCAACATCAGTCACAAAGATTCATATGAGCTGTTGCACCAGTCTGGTGTTTGGATTTGGGAACTGGCAGAAATGCATGCACTCCAGGGAAAGACAGCAGCCAATGCAAAACAGTTCTTGACCAGTGCCAGTGACAGATATAGACCAGCCTATGCCAAGATGCCAGTCCAACGAAGCAGAAGAACAGTGTTCACAGCATCCACCAATGACTATCAGTTCTTGTCTGATGGTCCTGAACGCAGATTCTGGATTGTGGAGGTGGGTTCCAAGATTGACATCCAGTACATCAAAGAGAACAGAATCCAACTGTGGGCAGAAGCTTTGCACTATTATAGACAAGGACTGGAATGGTGGTTGTTAGAAGAATCAGAAGAAAAGTTGATGGAGTATCAACAGTCATTCATCATCGATGACCCGTGGACAGTCAAGGTATTGGAATGCATCAAGATGAACCAAGGACATGCAACCACCACACAAATCATGGAACACTTGCAACTGTCAGCTGCAATGCAACACAGTGGATTCAGTCGAAGGATTGCCCAGATATGTCGTGACTGTGGATATGAACAGTTCTTCAGTGGAGAGCAGAAGACAAGAATGTGGAGAAGAAAGCGATAGTTTGATTCTGTTGTCAGAACTATAGTCACAGTTGATATTCACCAGACAAAACAAACTATGTGGATAACTTATCAACAGGGTGTGGATAACTTGTCCACAGACTTATCCACAATACTTGTCCACAAGTGTGGATAACTTGTCCACAGGGTGTGGATAACTTGTCCTCATTCAGATTATATGATATAATGAATATGAAGCTATCTTCTCCAGTAGATATCTTTGATTGATTGTTGTTTGAGGGGCCATCCATTGGGTGGTCTCTTTTGCTTTTTTCATCCAATACCTTGTTCGATATACAGATGAAATCAGATATATACAGATAAAATCAGATAACTGGTTGGTACTTTGTCCAGTTGCCATCGATACTGTAGAGAAAAATCACCAGTTTTGTCGATGTCGCTATCTGGGTTTACATATTTTAAATATACTAAAATCAAAAAAGTTTAGTGAAAAATTCTATTATATATAGATATATATATATACTATATAGAACCATTGGGAACAGTAGAACAAAAGACCATGTTAGACTATCTGATTTTATCTGATTTTATCTGTATATTTTGCCAAGTCATCTGTATTCAATCACTTGGATTCCAGTTGTCTGATTGCTCTTTTGACCCATCTTCTGGCAGCAGTTCCACCCCACAAAGCCCAAGCGATGGCCGCCTTGGATGTTCTGTCTTGTCTGGCCTTGGATTCTTGTTCTGATTCACCATGTCTTGCAAACCATGCATCCATCAACTTCAGCTGTTCCAAGTCAACAGAACCAGATGCCAATCTTCTAGCAGTTCTCATTCCAGTACCGGGAACCCTTTTGCCACCTTCATCTTTGAATGCAGCTCTTTTGGACATGGGAAGAGATATGTTATAGTCGATTGCTCTTTTTGCAATCAGTTGGATGTCTTTGGGTACTGTTACAGTTGGCATGGTGAATCCTGTTTTGATGTGTTACATTGTCAATATGAGTATATCAGATATTATTGGCACAGTTGGAATGTTGATGAATGGGATTGAATCCAATGGACCCATTGACCCAACACTACATGCAGATTTCTTTTCAGAACTTTGTGAACACAATGGTCTGGATTTCATGCATGACAGCACAGAAGGAATTGTCTTTGATTCAGATTCAGAACAAGTTTGTTTTGTTCGATGGTCTGAATCTGGTGTGGACTTTGAGCAACACACATATCATCCAATGACATTGCCAGTCATCAGATTGTGTTTGCACACATTGCAAGCATTGGAAGAATCTGAAGAGCTGCAAGACTTGGAAGAGATGTCAGAGACTGAAGAACAGACTGTGACCATGAAAGAAGATGACACCACTTTTGATGATGATTGGATTTAGGTATGGCCACCAGAAAAGAAATGCAAGACTATGCAGTATCCCGGAAGATTATTCGATTGATGCGAGAAGGCTATCCCCAGAAGCAAGCCACAGCAATTGCATTCAGAATGTTGAGAGATGGAGAACTGAACATTCCAGGGAAGCCAACCAAGGTCAAAAGACAAGACCCAATCAAAGAACGCAATGAACGCAGAAGAAGATGGCAACAAGAACTGAGAAGAAGACAATGATGAAAGTGAATGGGAAACAATTCGTGTGGTGCAGCATCGAACAAGCCAATGGTGAACTACATTATGTCTTTGTTGATATCCAACAGGCGGCTATTTTATGCGTAGAACATGGATACACAGTTGATATTCCAGAACAAATGGTGCCAGTACACATCCAAGAAGAATGGTATAGAGCCAAAGGAATCAGACCATAATCATCAATATATTGGTCAATATCGGTGTATATTGTATATAATTATTCATATCTGAGGTACAAAAGATGAAGACTGGTGGGCATCCAACAGCCATGTGTGTGGAGCAGACAGGCCCCGCACTGCAATCACCGCGACTTTCTTTTGCTATTCAGAAATTTTTCCAGAAAAAAACAGGTACAGGAGCAGTCAGACATGACAATCAAAAAGGGAAGACCAACCAAGTTCACCAAAGAACGCAAGGAACGCATAGTCAAAGCCATCGCTGCCGGTTGCACTTATGAGATGGCAGCAGATTATGCCGGGATAAGTCGGACCACCCTTTGGGGATGGTTGCGAAAAGGGGAAGACCCAAAAGAGAAATCCTATTGTACATTTCTGAACGAGGTAAAAAGCGCAGAGATTGAAGGTGCCATGGTTCATCTTGGAACCATCACAGCAGCCAGTTCCAAAGACTGGAAGGCCAGTGCATGGATGTTGGAAAGAAGACACGGGTATTCCAAAGACAGACCACAACAGACCCAAGAAGAAATCCCACAAGATATTCCAGACAACACACTGGAACTGTTGAGGGAACAAGCTGTGGACTTGAAACGAGGAATGGCCAAAGCTGAATCATCTGAATCTTGGCAAGCCTATGCAGCATTGCAAAGACAGCTGCTGCAAGTGGTTGCACAAATACGACAAATTGAATCTGAAGAAGGTATGATGGATGAACTGGATGGTTTGACAGATGACCAGTTGGTTCAAGAAATCACTGCAGCGATTATTTCGCTTCCACCCATCTTGAGACAAAGACTGGAATCAGATATAGGAAACTTGGGAAATGTTATCGCAATCAATAAGAAAGAGGTATGAAGACATGACAATCACAACAGCCGCACTGATTGGATTGTTGGTTGGCACCATGGGAACCACAGGAACATTCATGTGGTTACAATCCAAAGACACCACCCAACAACAGATTCTGGACAATCAGACCAAAGCACTGACAGACTTGGCCACCATTCAAGGCAAGTTGGCAACTGGTGAACAAGAAATCCGAAAACAACTGACAGACACTGACTTGTTGGCTGTGTCATGTTCTGAAGACTGGATGCAGCAGAATACAAACATGCTATGTCGTGAAATGTTCTGCAGATTGCAGACCAGGGAAGGCGATGGAGCTAGCCAAAAGGAATGTGATGAAATCAGCAACATTGCCAACACATTCTTCATCATCGAGGAATGCAAGAACAACAAAATGGAGATTGACACATGTCTGACAGTATTGGACAAACGCAAGTGAAGACCTTTGGTGACTGGATTGCAGAACAGATGTGCAAGTCAGGATTGACAGAGAAGAAATTGGCAGTGAATGGTGGAATGACAGAAGCAGCAGTCCGAAGATGGATGAATGATGAACGGCTTCCAAAACTGGTGAATCTGATTGCACTGTGTGAAGTGTTTGGTGCCAAACAACATCGAGGACCAACACAGCTGCTGTTTGAAGCCTTGCAATATCTCCCGGAAATGAAGAATGCAGAACAAAGACACAAAAGAAGAATGTCCATGCTGTGAATGCACACCATGTGATTGTCATGGAATAGGTGAAGATGATGAACTTTGGAGAATGGGCCAGAATCCAAGTGACCAAGGAAGGAAGAACCCTGTCATGGTTGGCCAAACAGATTGGAGCCAACCAAAGTCTGATATCCAGATGGAGACAAGGAACAATCCCCAGAACGGAATACTTTTTGAAGACCATCCAAGTGGTTGCACAGTTACAAAAGAGACCATTCAATCAAGTTCTGAAACATGGTGCTTCCTCTATTGGGATTGCTATAGATGACAATTAGAGCAGCCACCAAGTCAATCAGAAGATTGAAGCGAAGGGCGGTTCAAAATCCCCTTGACTATTTTTGTCCTACTCCACCACAGGAAACTTGGTTGAAAGATGACAGCAAAATCAAGTTATTTTTGGGCGGTAATCAAGTCGGAAAAACCACCACGGGATGTGTGGAACTGTTGCACAGATGTCTTGGAACACATCCATTCATTCAGACAGACCCACCACCCATTCAAGCCTACTTGATAACACACAGCCATCAACAGTCTGTGACCATTCAAGAAAAGTTGTTCAATCTGTGTCCAAAAGGTGCATTGCATCCAGAATGTGAGTTTGTACCGGGGAAGGGATTCAGAGGAATCCATCCAATTGTCAGATTCAACAATGGTTCAATCATCTATATCAAGACAGCCAACCAAGGTCTTGGACTGGCATCATTCACCGCTTCGTTCGTTCATGTCGATGAACCCGTTCCACAGGATGTCTGGAACGAGATTGCAGCCAGAACATTGCGTGGTGGAGCTGGTGGAAAGACTGGAACCATTGCAGTCACCATGACACCAGTGGGACAAGATGTCCGATATATGCAAAAATTGGTTGAAGATGGTGTCATCAGTTGCACCAAGGCACCATTGACAGTGGCAGACACCACACCAAAGTTCTGCCAACCCACATTGACCCAACAGCAGATTGACAGAATCAGTCAAACATACCTACCCATTGACAGGAATGCCAGATTGAATGGTGACTGGGTGGTTGGTGTTCCAGAAGGCCGGGTCTTTGATTGCTTTGATGAATCCATGATATCTTCTGCTCCACCACCAGCTGCCAACTATGAATTCGCATTGGGCATTGACCATGGAAGCCAACCCAATACCCAGATTGCAATCTTGACTGCTGTGAATATCACCAATCCACAAGAACCATGGGTGTATGTCTTGGATGAATATGTCAGTGGTTCTGCTCCACCAGAAGCACATGCAAGGGCCATTTTGGAGATGTTGACCAGAAACAATTTGGTTCCAGCCCAATGTCAATGGACTGGTGACAATGTCCACTTTGGCAGCGGACAGAATGGTAGTGGTAAGATGTCCAACAGTCTTTTGATGCGCGCCTTTGAATCGATTCTGAGGATGCCACAATTGCCCTTTAGAATTAGGACTATACGAAAGCCAAGATACAGTGTATACTACGGTAGCGCAATGATTCATTCCATCATGGCCAGAAGACAGTTCTTCATCAATCCAAGGTGCCAACGGACCATCCATTCAATCCAACGGTGGACCATGAAGAAGACACAATCTGAACGGTCCAAAGATGAATGGGGCCATTGCGTTGATGCGTTGCGATATGCAGTCACACCAGTTATTGAAAATACACGATTCACTTCACCATCTCACTTGAGGTTCTAATGTTCAATGATAAACCGATGAAACCACTTGCACCCAATGCTGGAGAACAAGCCAGATGGGATCACACTGGACTGAGAAGAAGAATGATTCTTGGAGCATGGGAAGAAGACTTGGAAGATGAATTGGCAAGACATCTTCCACCAGACCGAAGGGAAGCATGGGGACCAAGTGACATGTCTAGCAACCCCTTCGAACAAATCACCAGACAGTTGTCAGTGTTGTACCATGAAACACCAGCTGTGACCAACATGAATGGTGACATCGATGAACTGATTGGTCGTGAAGGTCTGGTGACCAAAGCTGGATTGTGGCAGTTGATGCAACGTGGACAACAGATGGTGATTGGTCTCAGAGAAGCCATCATCAGAATCGATGTGAACCCACATACTCAAAACATGCCGGCCAGAGTACCGGGAATCCAATACAGATTGGTCACACCAGACTTGGTGTATTGTGAAGCACATCCAGACCAACCAGATGTGCCAGTATATTATCAAGAATACAGATTGAGAAAGAATGACAAGGGCAATTATGTTTGGGTCGTGGATGTCATGGATATCCGAAACATGGACAATCCAATGTTTGGGATGTTCGAGGTCACCAATGATGGTTCTATTGGTGCAGATGTTTCAGAACTGTACATGGGCCACCCAACCCATCAAGGGCCAACATATCCATATCGAGACCAGAACAATGTTCCATTCATTCCAATAGTGTTGTACCATGCTGAAAAGACTGGCTACCTATGGGATACCTATACAGGTTCACAAATGGTGTATGGTTCTTTGACCAGTGCGGTTCTCTATTCGATGTGGACACACTTGGTGAAATCTGCTTCATGGTCACAAAAATATGTTGCTGGTCTCACTTTGGCTGGTCTCAATCAGATGGACCAGAACAGTGTTGCCAGAAGGGCATCCATATCCACAGACCCATCTTCCATTCTGGTGTTCACCCAAGACCCAGATGCCCAAGGTCAACCAATGGTGGGTTCCTTTGGGATTGCCACAGACCCACAGGACTTGTTGGAAGCGGTGTCCAAGTATGAAGTCCGTGTTGCACTCAGTGCTGGACTTGCACCAAGTGACATATCGAGAACAGCAGCTGACCCAAGAAGCGGATATTCATTGGCAGTGTCCAAAGCTGGTCAACGTGAAGCACAGAAGAAATTTGCACCAGTCTTCAGAATGGGTGATGAAGAATTATTGGCAAAGACTGCCATGTTGTCAAATCGCTATCTTGGCACCAATCTTCCAGAAGATGGATACCGGGTATCATACCACAGCATGCCATTGACACCAGAAGAAATGCGTGCCCAACGTGAAGACATCATTGCCAAGATGAATGCTGGTCTGATATCCCCAGTCACAGCAGTCATGATGATGTATGATGACATGGACCCAAAAGAAGCCAGAGAATATTTATTGCAAATCAGAAGAGAAAGAGCCGAATTCCTATGATGCCAATACTTTGGAAACAACTGAACTGTCAACACTGCCAAGAACCACTTGATGTCCAAAAAGCCAAGGTGGAATGGATGTCCACTTGTATGGATATTCACTTGGTGGAGACCATCAGAATTGTTCATCCACATTGTCAGTATGCATTCACCAAAGAACGGACAATGAGAATGCTGGACTTGTTTGACCATTGGCTTCCATTGGCCACCCTTGGACAGTTCATGGACTTGGTTGATGAAAAACAATGGGATAACAAGACCGCAACCACAGCCATCTTCACAGATTTAATCTTCCACAAAAACCAACATCTACGAGGTACCAAAGATGAACACAATAAACCATGAAGGACAAGAATACGTTTTGAAAGCAGACATTGAAAATGCATTCAAAGACAGAATCCAGAAGCTAAGTGCCAGAGCATTGGCAGCAGAAGAAGCAGCAGCAACCATCCAAGAACAGTTGGACAATCAATCTGGTGAACTGTCCAAGATTCAAAAACTGTCCAGTCGAGTCCAAGAACTGGAAACAGAATTGGAGACTGCCAACAGTCGATATTCCAGACACACTGCCATGTCAGAACTTGGAATCACAGACCCAGAAGTTCGTGAACTGGTGGAATGGCAATATGAGAAGGCCACCAAAGGAGATGACAAAGCACCATCATTGAATGACTGGTTGGCATCCATGAAAGAAGACCCATCCAAAGCACCAGTGACATTGCGACCACATCTTCAGTCCAATACAACTGCAGCTGCACCAGAACAAGTGACAAAACAAGTGACCGAACAAGTCACAATTGCACCAGAGCCAGACCAACCAGCTTTGATTGCTCCAAAGACCAACACTGGAACAGCACCAGCACCAGTCCAATCCACAGACATCTTGAAACGTGGTGCAGAAGACTTTGAATTCTACAAAGCCAACCGAGATGCAATCAGAAAAGCATGGGGCAAGAAATGAGTGAAAATTATAAAGGTCTGAACACATTCCCAATCATCAGGAATTTCAATGCAATCCAGACATGGACAAATGTTTCACTACCGGGAAAAGCCATCATCATCACTGTTGGATGTGAACAGCATGATATCTATGTCTCATTCGAGGGAACAGAAGGACAAGCCACAACTGGTGTCAACAAGATATTCATCAAATCTGGTGGATATATGTCAATCAATCGTGGTCGTGGAACCAATCAACACAGCAACATCCAGATTGCAACCAAGTCTTCATCAAGTGCAGAGGTCACATTGATATTCGAAGAATAATCAATCATCAAAAGAGGTACAAAACAACATGGCAAAAGCAACATTTTTTCCAAGTAGGCCAAAAGAATATGCATTTTCCAATGTGGCCCAAGTCACCATCACACACAATCTGAACTACATTCCCAATGTTCAAGTTCTTATCAATGGAACAGTGGTATATGCAGAAATCACACACACAAATTCCAATGAACTTGTGGTGACTTTCGTAAATGCAACCACAGGAATCATTGTCATCAGATAAAGTATCAATGAACTTATCTCAACCATCCGAAATGGAGAAAAACCATGCAATTCCTTGCACCCACAAACGTTTTCGAAGGCGTTGTCCAGTTGAATCAAGCACCAACTGCTGACAATCATGCTGTTACCCGTGCTTATCTTGAAGCCAATGCTGTAGTTGGAATCGCAACTGATTCTGCAAACTATGCAGAACTTGTGACTGTAAATGGTGAAAAGCAACTGAAGCTGAAGCCATTGACCATCACTGATGTATCTGTTGACACTACTCAAACAAGCATTGCAAACTGGGTATCTGCCAACTACACAAATGGCGATGAAAAACAAGAAGGTGACATCATCATCTTGACTGCTGTTTCAGGTCGCGCCCAATCTTGGATTCACAATGGTGGTTCAGCTGGTACAACTGCTGACTTCACTGAGATTGAAGGACAAGATGTTTCAGATGCTGAAGTTCGTGCTGCTTTGTCTGCTTCTGCTGGTATTGACTACAACAGTGCAACTGGTGAATTCACTGCTGACCAAGCTGAAATCCGTGGATTCTTTGCTGCTGGTTCTGGATTGTCATACAGCAGTTCCAATGGTACTTTTGCATTGAATGTTGATTCTGATGGAATCGCAGAAGGTGCTTCAAACTTGTATTTCACAGATGCCCGTGCCCGTGGTGCAATCAGTGTATCTGGAAACGGTATCACATACAACAGTGGAACTGGTGTCATTTCTTTGGCTGTGGACACTGATGATGTAGTTGAAGCAACCAACTTATATTTCACAGATGCCCGTGCCCAAGCTGCAATCAGTGTGACTGGTGCTGGTTTGTCATATGCTTCTGGTGTTATTCAGTTAACTGCTGATACTGATGACATTGCTGAAGGTGCAAACCTGTATTTCACAAATGCCCGTGCCAAAGCTGCACTTGGTATCCAAACATTGTCTGCCCCAGATGTTCAATTGTTGAAGAAGGATGTAAGCAATGATCTTTCTGTTGCTTTGTCTGACATCTTTGCTGAATTTGCTGCTGGTACTGGCTTGTCTTGGGATGGTGCCGGTGAATTCTCTTTGAATGCATCAACATCAGATGTGTCCGAAGGAACAAACCTGTATTTCACAGATGCACGAGCGCAACAAGCAATCAGTGCTGATGCAAGTTCTGACAACTTGGCCCAATATGACAATACCAAAGGTGAAATTCTTGTTGACATCAATGATTTCAGAAAAGAGTTTGCACCACAGAACTTGACTGCAAACACTTTTGCAACCTTGAACCATGGTCTTGGAAAGAAGATTGTTCATGTGTCCGCATATGACAGCAGTGGAAACTTGATTCAGTTGGATGTCCAATTGGTTGATTCCAACAATGTCAAGGTTAAGTCAGTTGTCAATGTTACTGGTGCTGAAATCGTTGTTTCAATCTAACCATTGATATTTTCCCTGAATAAAAGTCCGTACCTCACTTTTTCCCACCCTTCACGGGGTGGGTTTTTTCGTTTATGTTGCACAGTCTGAAATTATACTGTACAATATATTCAATGACATCTTGATGTGGAAGGTTCGCAACCGTAAACAGCAGTAATCCACAACCAAACCAACCAAACCTTCAAACCTCACATAATAGGTGTTTATTATGGCTATTACACAGAACAATCTGTCAGGTGACTTACGACTTGCACAGATGATTTCACAAGAAATCCGACTTCTTCTAACCGACTCAACCAACCTTCGAAATACCCCATTCATGGACTTTGTTGGTTCAATCAATGGTATGGGTTCTGACACCATCCGAGTTCGCAAAGCTGGACTTGATGGATACGATGCATTCACAGCATTTGCATCACCAGCACTGAATCCAGTTGCTGTGACACCATCTGCTTTGACTGATGGACATGTTGATGTGGTTGTCAAGCGACAAGCATTGGCATACGAGATCACCGACTTGGCTGGTATGACAGCTTATGGACAAGGTGATGTTGACCCATTCCGCATTGCTGAATCAATTGCAAAATCATATGATGCTTTGTTCGCTGACTTGACTGGAACAACTATTGCTTCATTTTCCAATGTCAAAGGTTCAACTGGTGCTGCTTTGACTGCATCTTTGTTCCTTGATGCAATCCAACAATTGGAAGCAGCTGCTTCTGGAAAGGGTGCCCCCGGTCCTTATGTTGCTGTATTGCATCCAAAACAATGGGCAGACCTTCAAGATTCTTTGATTGGTTTGACTTCTGGTGTGTTGGCATTCGTTCCAGCTACCTATGAAGCAATCAGTGCAAAAGGTTCACACTACAAAGGTCAGTTCATGGGTGTTGAGATCTACACATCTTCACACGTGACCAATGATGGTACTGACCATCAAGGTGCTTTATTTGCACCCGGTGCAATCGGTTTTGCAACTGGCATGCCAGCACCATTGGCTGGTGCAGCAGAATCCATGGAAATGGGTGATGTGATGATTGAGATGGAACGTGAAGCTGACAAGGCAATGACACGCATCGTTGGACATGCTTATTTGGGTATGTCAATCATTGATGATGAACGTGGATGTCTGTTGATTTCTGTTATCTAATCTGATTCAATATTCAATATTCAATGGGTGGTGGTCTGACTGCCACCCATCTTTTCAATGAGGTACACACAATGAATAATAATCCAATGCAACCACAACCATGGGCACCAATTGCCCAAACACAACAGAATCTGCTGCCGGCTAGACCCAACCATCCATTCTACTACAAATGGCACCCATCCAACTGGTCCTTTGTGTATCGAGATGTCGAAATTCAATCTGGCAAAAGCACCAAGACAGTCAAAAAGGGCTTCTTTATTCCACACTTGAGAATGGAAAGAGTTGTACCCGGTGTCAATGGAATCCATCAGATATCTGGTGAAATAGGCAACCCCGGTTCCAGAATCGGAAAATTGCAACAAGATGGTTGGGTATACTTGGACCCACAAAAATTTGATTATATGCATGTTTATGATGTTCGTGGTGGAAGATATCACTGCCCCAAGTGGAACAATGTCAGAGTGGTGGCCAATCGATTGATTGAAAAATTGGACACCAATGCATTCCATGACTGGTGTGTAAATATGTTGCGTTCCAACATGCTTGGGAATCCAGAACCACACTTTTGGGAACTGGCTGCACTGGACAAGAACAACAGCCGCATGAAAGAAATGTTGATGAAAGAACAACACATTCCAGAGAAAAGACAACAGCTTGATGAACTTAACCAAGTGGTATCTGATATGAATGCCTTCATTCAAGAATATCAGACCATTGGGATGACCATCTATGAAGGATTCACAAAATGAGCAATGCAACACCCTATGCACCACAAATCAAAGTGCCAGAACTGTTGGAACGTGGCAAGTCACAACTGACTACCCTTCCAATTTATCGCAATGGTTCTTTGGTTGGTCCAACAGATGTCAAATACAGTTTGATTGCACCCAATGGAACAAAGATTGTGGATGGAGCAGCCGGAACATATCCCGGTAACATTCCACAATACACACACAGTTCATCCAACTTGGCTGAAACATTGGAACTTGGTGAAGGGTACTTGCAAGAATGGGAAATCAGTTTGACTGGTGGGGTGTTTAATTTCAGACGTAATGCAGCAGTGGTGAAAAGAAGATTATATCCAGTTGTCTCAGATGGCGACTTGACATCGACATACAGCCAACTAGCTGATATTCGCCCCAGCAACCTTGCATCCTACCAGTCTTATATTGATGAAGCTTGGTTCACAATGGTTCAGAGAATGCGGACAGAAGGTGGTGGACTGGAATATCTTGTAATGAGTCCAGAAGCCTTCAGAACTGCACATCAGAACTTGTCATTGTACTATATATTCAGAGACTTCCACAGCAGTCTTGGCCAGTCCAATGGAAGATACTTGGATTTAGCAAGTGAACACTTCAGACAGTACACACATGACTGGAAGCAAATCAACTTTGTATATGATTATGACCATGATGGCCACAGTGACCAACCAAACAATCGACAAGCCAAGAATCCAGTGATATTCTTGAATCAATCTGGTCGATTTGGTCAATTTAGAACGAGAAGAACAAGAAGATGAAATTCAGTGCAGTCAGAGCAGCAATTGCAGCCAAGGTGGGTGCATTGACTGGATTCAAGGAATCCAAACACAGTCCAGACTATTTTGGAAGAACTGAAAACACAGTGGCACATCTTGCTTTTGGTGTCCAGTTGGCATCCAGTACAGCTGTTGATGAAAGACAAAGAAGGGCGGTGGGTGTATATGTCAACACACCAGTCCGGGTTCTGTTCGCATATAGATTGAGACCGTTGGACATATACCCAACAGACTATGACAATGCATTGGATGCTGAAGAGAATGTCATCAATGCAATCTTGTCAGCATACACGACACCCAACAATGGATTCACTGTTAGATACAACAGTTCAACCAGAGAGGTGACAGACTCACAAGAATACTGTATAATCAGTATAGAATTCACAGCCCTACACACAATATAAATGGAGGCCACCAATGGCTTACTCAGTAATACCCAAAACAAAACGAGATGGCAAGATTGAACTTCTTGATGGTTCAGCAGTCACATTGGAAGTTGCATATGAAGATGGCAACTTTTCATTCAGTCAACCACAACAGTTCAGTGAATTGGTGGTGATGGACCGTGGAAACTTTGCAGCAGTTCGCAAACAAGATGAACAAGCTGTGACTGGTTCATTCACATTCCATTTCCGACAATTCACAGATGCAACCCAAGTTGGTGGTGTTCGTGATTTCATCAATCAATCTGGTGTGTATTCATCAAACACATCAACTGGTTTGACTGGAACACCATATGTTGAACACTACTGTGTTGATATCAAGTACACTGCTGAAGGAACAAACTTTGGTGATGCAGCTGACCACACTGTCACATTGTCAAAGTGTGTTTGCACTTTGGATTTCAGTGAAGGTGACCCATCATCATTCACATTGAATTTCACTTGCTATGGTGGTGCAACTGTAACTGGACCAACCTAACAGTTCTGAAATTTTCAAATACTTGGGTTCATCTGTATGGTGGCCCAAGTTTTATTCAATAAGAGGTACACAAAATGAAAGTAAATTTGAAGAAACTTGGTGAACATGACATCCAGATTCCAAACAGCATTGCAGTCTGTTTGGACTTTGTTGCAATATGGGGTTCAGAACCCAACAGAGCGCAATTGGGAAGACTGTGTGCAGCTGCCATTGCTGTTGCAGTTGACCATGCCAAATGTCTTCCAGCATATCCAATCCACAGTGGTGACCCAATACAGTTTGGATTCAAGGTGATGGAACGATTGTTGGAAGCTGGAATGGCACCGGGTTCCATATATGAACAAGGCACAACTATCTTGGTGGAGATGATGAAAAGCATTCCCACAGAACAAGATGTGGAAGACACTGCAAATTTTTCATAGGTCGGTCAGGTTCTTTTGACTTGATGGCCATGCGGATTGCAATGCGTTGGAATCAACATCCAGATTGGTTCCACACATTGGACCAACCGACCAAGATTAAAGTGTTGGCCGAATATAGACTTTTTTGTGAATCACCAGATGAAAGAAGAACACGACAAGAACGGATAAAAACTGCTAGAATGGAATCAATGATATCCAAGAGAATGCAATGAAGTCATATACCAGAGGAAATGCCACAGTAACAGTGACCCAAGACATGGAATCCATGTTCATGGGGTTCTTGCATACTGTGGCACCCAATGCTGGAAAGATTATGGAAGAAGAGTTGGCCAACATTCAGAAGGCAGCTGTCAGAGACTGGCCAAAGCGGAAACCACAAATCAGAACTGATGACCAGGGAAACATTGTCTTTTTCCGTAAAACATCCAAAGAATCCTATAAAAGATTCCAACGTGGAATGAAAGTGGATGCCAATGGAAACTTTGTCGTGTTTTTGAAGAACACTGCACCATACAGTTACATGATAAAGTATGGAGAAGATTCAGAGAACTACCAGTCCAGAGACATTGTCCAACCCCAAGGTCGAAGGGTGGCAGATGAAACACTGGTGAAACCGCATCGAAAAACTGCAAACCGAGTCATCAAAGCATTGGCAGATGACTTGATGAAGAGAGTGTGACCCATGGCAGAAGAGAAAAAGTCGATTGAAATCAGTTACAAAGCCAACTTGCAAGACTTGTTGTCCAAACTGAAGACCATTCCCAACATCACAGACCAAGAAGCCAAGAAGATGGTTGCAGCCTTGGACAGGCAACTGAAACAAGCAGAAAAGGCAGCCCAAAAGAGTGCAGAAGCATCCAAGAAGGCAGCCAAAGAAGCCGCCAATGCTGCCAAAAGAGGTGCATCCAGTTTTGATGAATTGGCAGACAGTGCCAGAAGGGCAGAAGACAGATTGGAACGTGTTGCTGAATCCAGTGGTGACATTGACCGAGGGTTCAGTTCCATTGGTCTTGCATTGCGTGGTGTGAATCCCCAGTTGGCTGAAGCTGCTGATGGTCTTGCAGATGCTTTTGCAGTGACTGAAGGACTGACCATGTCATTCAGTGCATTGAATCCGATTGTGTTAGCTGGTGCAGCTGCTGTTGGTGCATTGACACTGGGCTACATGTCCTATCAAGCAGAAGTGAAGAAATCCAGAGAACTGACACTGAAATTGCGAGATGCACAACAAGCATTGATTGACACCCAACAGGAACAACAGAACAATCTGATTGATGCTGGTGGCAAGTTGCGAGAAATGCGGAATCAATATGCATTGTTAACAGGTCAAATCACAGAATATCAATACAATCTGGAGAAGGCCGGGGAAGCTGCCAATGAATCATTCAGAGGAAACATTGAATCAGCAGAAGCCACCATCCAGACCACCAAGATGCAAAAAGCAGCAGTGGACAGTTTGATTGCTGCATTTTCATCTGGTGAAACAGCAGTTCTGTCTGACCAGATGAAAGAACAGTTAAACACATTACAGTTGCAGAATGCGCAAATCAGTAACAATGTGGATTTGACTGATCGCAGTGTCACTGCTCAAGGTGAATTGTATGAACTGTCAAATCTGTTGAATGCTCAGTTGGTCCAACAGACAAAAGAGCGTGATGTCTTGGTGTTGATGCAAGATGAAGCAGTCAAATTGGCAAAAGACATGGTGACACTTGAAAAAGAACTGTCAGATAGTAATGAAGAAGCCGCCAATGCTGCTAAGAAGGTGACCAAGGCCAAAAAAGAGACTGTGGATGTGTCACATGATGAAGAAGATGCACTTCGCAGATTGATTGAACTGGACATGGAACGGTTCAAGAAGCAACAAGATGCCACCAATGAACTGTCAAAATTGTCTGAATCGACATTCCTGACCAAGTCAGAACAAGAAGAACTTGCTTTTGAACGTGAGATGCAAAGAATCAAAGAACTTGGTGAAACAGCCAAGAATGTGGAGATGGCCAATGCAATCATTGCTGAAGAGAACTTGAAACGACAGCAACAAATGAAGATGGACATCTTTAACACAGACATGGCCAATGCAAGTGCTTTGTCTGGTGCCTTCAGTGAATTCAGCAGTGCAGTCTTGCAAGCTGCCATGGACAATGGAAGAGCCAATCAAAAGACCATCATGGGATTGTTCAGAATGAATCAAGCTGCAGCAGTGGGTGAAATTGCCTTCAATACTGCCAAGGCAGTCACAGAAGCATTGGCATATCCACCCATTGCAAGGGCAGCCATGATTGCAGCAGCCATTGGAACCGGGGCAGCACAGACATCTGTTGTCATGGCTCAAAAACCACCACAAGCCACATTCCACATGGGTGGTATGGCACCAGATGAAATGCCAGCCAGAGTTCTGAGAGGTGAAGCAGTCTTGGACCGTGCCACAGTTCGCAGAATCGGTGGTGAAGAAGGTGTGAAACAGTTATCACAAGGTACAGCACCACAAGAACAAGTGGTGGTGGTGCAACCATTCAAGCACTTTGGCAGATTCACAAAAGAAATCGGATTCAGACAACCAAAACAAACCGGGATAAGGGCATACTGATATGGCAAACACAACACCAGACAAGATGCGTGGACTATTGGTTCCAACCATCAACATAACAAAAGATAACATTTGGCCAGAACAGTCCACATTCACACAACAGAATTCCAGAGCTGGTGTAGCCCTTCCAAGTCAGTCATACACTGGATTGTCTTTGGCAATGGCTGGTTCACAGTCTCAAGACATCACTGTTGAAACTGTCGAGGGTGGAACACCAGGAGAGAAAGCCAGTTTTGTGTTTTCTGGTTCAGATGATGTCAAGTGTTCACAGAATGCCAACAATGTCATCACTGATTGGAAATATCTGAATTTCACCAATACCACAGCAAGCTATTCAGACTATGGAATCACAGCATCCCAAGATGGAACACTGTATTGGGTCACTGAATTGAACAATGGTTTGATCTATACCATTTCAGTCAGAAGACAGAAGCAGAATGGCAGCATTGAAACACTGCAGACACTGTTGACCACCACTTTGTCTGGTTCACCACAGAACACAGCCAAACCATGCATTGCAGTCTTGAAAGATGGTTCAATCATTGTGACCTTCTTCAACTATACCAATATCGATGTGGTCAATCTGTTTGTGTGGAGAAGCTCAGATGGTGGGGACACTTGGCAAGAAATATCCAGAAGGGCATTGGTGGACAACTATATTGATGTCAGTGCCAGTTCTGGGAATTACTTGGATACTGCCAATCTGATTGTATCTGATGACATCATCACTTTGACTGTTGGCCTGAGAACAAAAATCACATTGTTGGGTGACAATAAAATGGTTCAGTTTGTGTCCAGAGACAGTGGAACAAGCTTCTATGCACTTGGCTTCTATGGTGAAGAACATGCATTTCCAGTTGCTGTTGCATTGCCCAATGGTCAACAGGGATTCGCATATCTCAGTGAAACTGATACTTTATCATTCATCAAGATACCCAATCCCGGTATTGCTGCAGCGACTACACAATACACATCTGAATATCAAGTGAATGTTTCCAGTGGTGTGTTGACATTCTGCACAGCATCTGGTGACACATTGACTGATGGAACACTGGCTTGTTGGTACCAAGATGAAACCATCTTCATTGTTGTCAGAGATACAACTGGTGATTTGTATGGCTTCCAGTCCAAAGACCTTGGTGATACTTGGCAACAGACCAGTCAAGGGTTCACAAGTGGTGTTGCACAAACTATCTTGTATCAAGGCGGTTCCACAATCAACTTGCGGAATCTCAAAGCTGCAGTGTGGGAAGGCAGAACATTCTTGGCATTGAACACCACAAGTGGTTCAACTGGTCTCAGTCTTGGTGGATTGTATCTTGGTGGATGGTCTTCAGTTCAGCATCCAGAACGAGAACAGCAACCAGACCGAAATCAATACTATGGATTTGAATATAACTGGATTCACAATCAGAAACCAGACAACACAACATTGTACACCACAACTGGTGCTGGTTCAGATTTCATCTTCACAGAGGGATTGAAAATCCAAACAAGTTCAAATACAAAATATTATAGATACACACCAAGTGTGTATCATGACATGTTCTATCGATTCAAGATAAGAGTTGAAACCAATACAAGTTTGACAGCAGACAACATTGCATTCAAAGTCCAATCTTCAGATGGTTCCAACAGTTACACATTGCGGATTCGGTTTGCTGAAGGTGGATTCAGCATCTTGGACCACACTGCAACATTGCACACAGAAACCATCGACTTGACAACCATGCATGAATTCATGGTGTTCCAAGATGCCACAAAGGTCAAAGTGTACTACCGTTCATGGGATGAAAAACAAGCCAAGGTATGGACAGAAATCAGTGTGACACTTGGAACCCAAGCACCGGGAATCACAAGATTGTTCCATTGGGGCCATCTGTCAAGTGGAACATTTATATCATACTGGCCAGAAATGCATGTATCAGCTGGTGGCATTGGTGAACCAAATGCTGAATTGCGTGGTGCTGTGTATCCAGCTTATGGTTCATATGCATACATTGATGGTGGTCTGTTACTGAGTGCCAAAGATGCCCCGGCCAGAGCTGGTGACCAATACAAGATTGCACCAAGATATGACTATCCGATTGACCACATATTCCATCAAGTTGCTTTGTCACCTAGGGTGGTTTGGAGAAGTGTTGATAACTTATCCACAGAGCGGATTGCATGGTACACGGACCCAGTCACCAAGTCAAGTGAGAAGAATCTTGGATTGAATGATGTTGCTGGTCTCCATCTGTCCAATATCAACTGGAAGACAGCCACATTGAAGACATGGAATGGTTCCAGTTGGTCAACTGCTGTGTCCATCGATGTGTCAACTGGTCTGTCAGGAAACTTTGAAAGGGTGGGTGCAACACTGGTTCCAGACAACCTGACCAAGAACATCTATCTGAAATATGGTGAATGTGTTGGATGGCGTGCAGAACTGATATCTGGTGAAACCAAGTACATTGTGAAGATAGTGCAAAACAGTGAAGGATTGTGGACAAAGACATCAGATGCCAAAAGTGCTGTATTGGTCTTTGACAGTGAACTGGTGGATCCAACGACACTTCCAACCAGTGGAACAATCAACTTGATTCCAGACAGTGTGACTATTGTTTCAGAAGCCTTCCAAGGTGCTGCCGGTGCTGGTGAGGTGGCATATGCCATCGAGATTCCAACACAGGATACATTGGAAGGATACTATCAGATTGGCACCATGGTCTTTGGTTCAATATATTTCATGGCACCACAATATCAACGTGGTCGAAGTATCAACTATGAACCAAATGTCCAATCATACACCACCAATGATGGAATGTACTATGCACGCAAGATGTCAGAAGGTCGCAGAACATTCCAAGTGGCATGGACAGAACCTGTGGACAGTCGGACCATCTATGAACTGAACCCAGATTTCTGGCAGTTCAGCAATGCCAGTGGAGCAATGCCAATTGCCAACTATGGGGATGCTGTGTTTGGTATGTTGGGAATCTGTCAACATCTCAGTGAACAGAAGCCAGTGGTGTATCTTCCATCGATTCCACAAGACAAAGATGAAGATGGCTTCTTCATCTTCAATCGATACTACAATCATGCACTGGTCAGAATGTCTGGTGGTGTGACTTTGGAATCTGTACTGGGTGAAGAAGAACAAGATGAAATGTTCAGACTGGCCACAGTCACATTGGTTGAGGTGGAATGATGAGACTGCATCCAGATGACATCCAAGGAAAAGAACTGTGCTATCTGTTGACCATTGACTATCTTGGCAAGACATACAGATTCAGCACCATACCCATTGACATCGATGACCCACAGACAGGACAGACCCACAGATACAATGGTGGACTGGGTGACCCAAGTATTGAACAACAGACAAGTATTGTGGGATTCAATATTGAAGCCAACAGTGTATCCATTGAAGTTGTTTTTGATGATGTGAATTGGATTGCAGAATGGTTGGCCAATCGAACACTTGAATTGTCTCCAGCTGTGTTGTCAATGGTGATGGTCTCCAATGGCAAAACATCATTCACAGAACAAGACAAGATTCCATTGTTTGCTGGAAAGGTAGTTGACCCAATCATTGGAACACCAAGAAAGGCAATGGGCAACATCATCTTCAGCATCGAGAATGGATTGAATGTCACCAAAAGAAAGTTGATGGCAAACAGTTTTGAGATTGATCCTTTTGTGTTCCCTGGTCTAGACCAACGAGCTGCAACACTTGGAAGAATGATTCAATACCCGGTGGGCAAATATGTTCCATGGGTGTTTGGTGCATTGGGTGAATGGTATGTCAGAAATACATCCAAGTCTTTTGAGACTTTGAAAGATGCCAAAGTGACACCCACATATATCATCGACACAACTGGAAGCGGTGTCAGTTTAGAAATCACATTGATTCTTGCAATGGGTGATGTCGCTGCATCCAGAATCACAATCTTTGACCAAGATGGTGGAAATTTCACCAACTATATCAGCACAGCCATCAATGAAGATGGTATCATGTACAGCTACACCACATACCAACTTGGCAGTGTATTATCTGACAATGGATTCACACCAGCATTGGATGAAGACCAAACATTCTGGGCTTCATGGGGTGAACATGGAGAAGGTGGACAAGACCCAATCACTGGACAGTCATTGTCTGGTGGTGGCAATCTGTGCATCTATCTTCTGGAACTGACTGGTCTCCAGTTCAATCGGTCAGCATGGGAAGGACTCAGACCAGTTTTGAACCGTTACAAGTTCGGTGGGTATGTGAATGATCCAGATGTCATTGCATTGGAATGGATGCAAGAAAACATCATTGCCAACTTGCCAATCGAGGTGTTCAACGGACCAGATGGCATTGAACCAAGATTGAATCTGTACTATCAATCAGAACAAGTGAATCCATCATTCCACATTCTGGAATCAGGAATGTTCCAAGTGGTGACTGGCTTGCAACCATTGGATGTGGAGCCAGTGAACAAAGTCACAGTCAAGTATGGATATGAAGGCCAGAACAATCATTTCTTGTCCACAATCACCATTGACCCAACAGTCAGTGCCAAAGATGTCAATCCATTCTTGGCCAAAGACCCGGTATCTGATATCAGCTATTCCAGATTCGGATTACGTGAAGTTGTCTTGGAACTGCCCTTTGTCTGGGATATGAACACAGCATATCGAATTGCAAGGGATAAAATCAGAATCAGTGGTCTTGGTGCCTATGGTATCGAGATTCAAGCATTCCCAGCTTTTGGATACTTGGATGTGGGTGATGTCATATCATTCACCAGCACACAGTTTGGATTGAATGAACACAAGTGCCAAGTGGTGTCCAAGTCATGGAACAATGGACAATGGAGATTCATATTGCATCTTGAATCAAATCCATTGGTGAATCCAAGACTTGTGTAAATGAAAATATATTCATGATATTATAGAGACATGTTAGTATTCATAGACAGACAGCATGCTGGCAAGCCATCCAGAGTGGATGACCGTGGTGCCGGCTTTGACATCAATCAAGATGGTCAGATATCCAATGATGAAAAAGAAGCACATTGGACTGGGTATCTTGCTTTGATATTGGAACAGCGATTGATGGACCTTGGACATCAAGTGATTCCCTTGTCTGATGGAACATACACAGAAAGACATATCAGAGTGAATGACTATTCAAGTCGGTTTGATTGCAAGATGGTATATCTGGCAATGCATCTGAATGCTGGTGGTGGTGATTATGGTGCATTCTTTTATCATCATCAGTCCACACATGGAAAAGAACTGGCAGCTGCAATGGCATCCAGTCTTGGACAAGTCATTCATGTCAAGAAGCAGAAGGCAATTGCATGCAAACCAGATGACTGGACAAAGAATGCTTGGCACACCATCAAGAATGTTGGAAAGCCAGTTGCCATCTGTTGTGAACCTTTTTTCATGGATACACACAATGACTTGTTGACACCCTTTGGAATGTCACAAGTTGCCATTGGCATGGTCCAAGGCATTGAAAGATGGGGTTCACAATGACAGACCAAATGCTTTTTGAAATTCTTACAGGACCAGTGGCAGCTTTGGCACTTTGTGTCAGTGCCATCTTCTTCATTGGAAGATGGTTGGCACATCATGTTCCAATCTGGGTCGACAGACACATGAAACAGATTGACAATATTGTTGAATCCCACAATGAAGACCGCAAGGTATACCGGGAAGGTTTAGAAACCTTGAATGTATCATTGCGTGACTTGAATGGTGAAGTTCATGTCTTGAAAGATGATGTGCGAGATATCAAACACAATTTGGACAAGGTAGTTCAGGACAAAGCCCAATAAACTTGTGGACATGTTCATGGATTCTGATAAATGGAATCTGTTTGAAATACACACTGTCAGTATTGTTGAATATCTGGAATGTGGGTAGTGCATCATAGAACTGATGTACATGTTGGAACAATATCTTGGTTTGAACTGCAGCCACATATGAGCGGTTTTGATAGTGGAATCCCTCGATGGTCCAATCAGACATCAATCCACCAGTCTGGAATGCTGCCAGTCTGGAATCCAGTTCCAGATGTCGTTCAATTGCTCCGGTCCTTCTCCATCTCAGTGCAAAGTGTGATTGTGGATAGGCCATCCAACATCTTGCACTGATTGTGGTGGTCTGTGCCCCATTGACCACAATGAAATCAACACCATGGTCTGTGTCCAATGTGGATGCATTGCAGCTGTGCCATTCACCAGGGAACATGTCTTGCACCATTGGCTTACAGAACTTGAGAAAGTTCTTTTCACCATATGTCATGCGCTGTTGTCTTGTCATTGTGGGGAAAGTAGCCATAACAACATTATAACACAAATAAAAATAAATGTTTTTGTTGACACATTGTTTTGAACTGTGTATGATTATAAACAGATGGACAAACCATCTAACAACAATCAAAGAGGTACAAAATGAGAACACTACAAGATACAGCATTGAACATCAGTGATGCATGGATTCATGAAAGAACATTCAGCACTGGTGATGGTCAAGTCAAGTACACAATCACATGGACATATGTTGGTAAATTCCTGTCCAGAAGAGCAGTGGCCACAGTCAGAAGTGAACAGACTGGACTTGTATTTTCAATGACCAAGACCAACATGACAACAAGAATGGACTTGGCTGAAATCATCTTCGCAGATTACACATCATATAAGGCCCGCCAATAAGGTGGGTCATTGAGGCACACATGAACAAGATACAAGTGTTAGAAGACAATATCAAGCTGTTGAAAGACAAGGTTCTGGATGCAGCTGCAGACAAAAACTATTCTGAAATGGCAAGATTGGGTATGATTATATCCATCAATGAAAAATTGATTGAAATCATCAAAGCAACAACTGGAGACAAATAACATGACAAGACAACAATCAAAACAACTTGGAACCAACATTGGAATCTTCTTTGTGGCACTTGGAATGGCCATCTTGATATTCCCATCATTCAAACTGTTGGCATACATTGCCACATTGGTCAATGGGGTGTTGGTATGAGAGTCAGAGAACTACACATTGCAATCTGGAAGACAGATGATGAATCTGAGGTGGTGACCAAACTGTTTCACACCATGACAGCCGCAAAATTCTGGTTGCTGCAAATGGGTCAAACTGATGACTGGATTGCACTGAAGGCAACTGAAAAGATGACACCGGGAATGATTGTCCACATCCAACAGACATTCATGTACATATAGGAGAAACAACAATGACACAAGAAATCAGAGACTACATCAGAAGACATGGAAGAACAGCAGCCAGAAAGCGGTTTGGTGACATCATAGATAACATTGACATCAAGTTCGATGGAAGAACAGTTGGTGTGGTGAAAAGATATTGGCATCCACAGTTCACTTGTTATGTGTGGGAAGCAGTATTGACCCATGATGGCCAAACATACAGCCATCTTGATT